AACTAATGTACTTTCAGGTTCCCCTAATGATTTAACTCAAAATTTTTACACCGTCAATATGGTTTTTAGAGAAGTAGATGGATAATGACAAATAGAACTTATGATTTTATTATAACAGTAGCTAATGCTGCGTCCTTTGTTAATGGAAATACCGTAATAGGTGTTTCCAGTAAAACTCAAGGATTAGTAGTAAATGTTAATCACACTTCCAACACTCTAAAAATTCGTGCAGCAAATGCTGATCAGGAGTTTATTGTAGGAGAAACTATCTACTCTAACTCAATTGTGGTAGCAGGCGGAATAGCATCTAATGTCTATACTGGGTTAAGCGGTGCGACTAATACTTTTGCTTTACCTTCTTTTACAGGTATAACCAACTACTCTAAAGATGCAATTACTGTTTATATGAACGGCTATAGAGTCCCTAATAGCTTATGGACTTTATATAGTAATACTAATGTTAGGTTCAAACCTTTACATTATACGAAAGTAAATAGTACTAATACAGCTAATTTAAAAGCAAAACTCAACGAAGTAGTAAAGGCTAGGTTCTTTAATCCAGGAGTTTGGGCAGCAGATAATGAGATACCTGATACAGATTCCTCCGTTATATTCAATTCTACTATTGTTAATGATTTTAGCTATATTATCCCAGATTCAGATTTAACTACTTACCTTTATGGTTCTCAATCTGATGAAGATAATTTAACTCCTTACAGCGTAACTCTACCTGTTTTTGGCTCAAACGCTAATCTAACAGTTAACTTTGGCAACATTAATACAGCACCTTATTTTAGTACTTTACGTTATGGAGAAGCCACAACTGCTAGCAGTACTATTCTAACCAACGAAGAATCAGTATTCATTGAAACCAAAAATGCTTTACAACTTCAACCTGTTGTTCGTTTATACACTCTATATTTCCCAGGTGAATGGTATCCACCACTAGAATCAGGTAATCCGGATACTGAAAGACTAGGGGTTGCTTACCCTTGGCCAAAAGGGTTTCCTTATAGATTCGCTGAGATAAGAGGAGATTTCGTATCTGATATTAACTATGTAGTAAAATATGGTGGGCAGGAATACTTCCCTTACCCAATTAACTCTACAGGTATTTCGTTAGACTCTACAGGTAAAATTAATGATGTTACCTTATTAGTATCTAATTATGATAATCTTATCACACAGTTAATTGAAAAACCTTACTTATGTGGTTATAATAGTTCTAATAATGCAAGTGGTATAGTAAACGGAGAACTAGTTTACAACATTGACCCTAGAACAAATCCAGCAAATGCACACTATGACTCTTCTTATGCAGATGAAGTAGGAACCAACGTAGCCTGGGATTATGATACTACAATAGCTATGGGAGATACTTGGACCCCCCTTAAAAGAGACACTAGAGATCTATTAGGAGGAGCTGTAGAAATAAAAACTACTTTTGCTAATTTATTAGATCACTGGCCTGAGTATTCTGTTGCTTTAGAAAAAGTAAACTCTAACTATATTAAAATGAGAAATGTATACCCGTATAGAGTGGGAGATATTGTGCACAATGACAGCAATAATATGAGTCAAGCCTCAGCTGTAGTAACACAAATTGTACCTCCTTATCTAGTAGTGAATAACGCTATTCACCTAAATCCAGGTGATAACCTTTATATTCAGAATTTGGATGCTAATTCAGATGAGTTCATCCTAGATACATTTAAGATCAATTCTCTAGAAGGTCTAGACGAAACCCAAGCTAAATTTAGCCTAACTTCATGGTTAAGCTACTTCAAGAATGTGTCTCCAAGACGTTCTTTCGTTAAAAACACTTGCTTATGGCAATATAAAGGGTCTGAATGTGGCTACCCGGAAAATGGTACGGGAGCTATTGTTAACTCTGTATCTAATAAAACTGCCAATGGTTACTTTACTATCAACAACCAGACTACTTTAGATCCCTCACAAGATGTATGTGCCAAAAATCAAATAGCTTGCGATTTAAGACATAATGGTGTAAACTACGGTGGCTTCATAGGTTCAGGAACTTCTGTACCAAGATAAAAATCTTATTTATTTATACCTAAAATATACTAAAGTATAATAAATAAGTTATTGACCTAACTATATAGAAAGTTGTATAATACACAATGATAAAAAATATCAGCTATCGTAAATACCTAAACATACAACATGATTATGCAAGCATAAACTGTTTGAGTTTAATTTGCTCATTCTATGAGAATGAGCTAGGTATATCCTGGGAAGAGGAGAGAAAAGTTTTCAATAACTTTCAGATCTCTTCAATCAAAGAATTGAGAAAAATACCCATTGAGGATATCTATAAAATGTCAAATTGGATTAAAAAAGATTTGACAAATATTCAACCTCTAGATATAATTGTCTATACTAGAAATTCAAAATTAGCTCATTTTTCTTTGTATCTAGGTGACTATAAAATTTTGAACCTTGTTCAAGAATCTTTCTCGAAAGTGACTCGTCTGGATGATACCCAAAGAAACAATATTGAAAGCGTCCTCCACCATAGAAACGTGGATCCCGAATTATATAGGATTACCCTATAAACATTTAGGAAATGATCCCAAAACTGGGATAGATTGCTTTAACTTAGGCCGACTAGTTCTTAATAACGAACTGGGTGCTGAGATACCATATACTACACAAGACTCTGGATGTGATGTGGCTACTAATTGGTACTCTAAAACAGAAACAGCTAATATTTTATTTTCTAGAGCAGAACGTAAATGGGGATGGGAGACTATTGATCGACCTGAACCTTTTTGTATGATATTATTCTCTATAGGCGCTACCAATTACCCAAATCATTGTGGTTTATACCTAGGAGGAAATAAGTTCTTACAAGTAACCGAGGGGCATAATAGTTGGGTAAGTCCTTACGGTAATTACTATAAGCAATTTACAATAAGGATGTGCAGGTGGAACAAAAATTTACTAAACTACTAGAAGATATGGGACGTCATTCTCTTTCTGAATACCCAAAGGAAGCTTGCGGTATCATAACTACCGATTTTGAATATGTCCCTGTTAAAAATGTAAGCCCACAACCAAAATTAAGTTTTATTATAGACCCTTTAGCTATCTACAAGTACGAAGATAAGCTATGGGGTTTTTTTCATTCTCATCCAGGTGAGGACGATAACCCAATCCCAAGCGAAAATGATATGAGATCTACTATTTTCAACGAGTATAAGTTTTTGGTTGGTTTTAAGAATAAGTTTTACATATACTGGTTCGATAAGATTATGAGATACGAACCTTTCGAGCTGAAGCATTTAAATGGTGAGCAAAGTAAGAATAACTAAACCATTACAAAAGTATTTTAATAATTTAGATTCTATCGAACTAGATGCAGATAGTTATTATAATTTGTATTCTAATATGGTGAATTTATTTAAAGACTTTAGGCAGGTTAGTTTAGAGTTAGGAACCAATAAATATGCAGACCTATGGTTTGTAGTAGATGGTCATTTGCTACCTACCGATCAGATATTCTTCCCAGTAAAAAAGGGTGCCGAAATATCATTAATTCCGGTTATTGGTGGATCCGGAGACGCCTTACCAACTATCTTTATTGGATTAGCTATTATTGCTCTAGCCGTAGTAGCCATGCAGCCAACTATTGCTTTCGGTCTTGCTGCTTCTATTTCCGGCTCAGGAGGTATAGGCGCTGTAATAGGTACAGCAGGTGTTATAACCTCAGTTGCTCAAGGATTTTTAAGTGTTGGTATTAGTTTAGTATTATCTGGAGTAGTTAGTGCTTTTGCATCAAAACAAGATACTCCCCAAAGAACTACTCAAGATTCTAATATTAGAGCACAAAATGATGCTTTCGGATCACTACAAAATACAACCCACACGCAAACTCCAATTGCTTTAATTTTTGGACAAATGAGGGTTCCAGGACAGTTAGTTTCTGGAAGAATCAGAACTATACAGCATGATGTAAGTACATCAGTCTCTGTGGCCAATTACGTATAATGATAACAGTACATTTTCCAAAATACTTACAGAAGCTGACAAATGATGTTTCAACTCATCAATTTGATGTAGAAACTGTGGGTGAGCTGATTGCTGGATTAAGAACTTTATTCCCTGATTTATCATTATACATATCACAAATAGATAGTGGTACAATTCACAGTATTTGTTATTTTATCGACAAAGAGAAAGAAGAAGTACTAACTCAAACTCTAACGGGTAAAATCTCTAGTAGTGAATTAGTACTAATTATTAGTCTATACGGCCAGGGCGATGATGTTATGCCCTTTGTTTTAGGTGCCGCCCTACTTGCCGCAGGTTTTGCGATCGGACCGGCGACTGCTTTGGTAAGTATCGGTGGATCTACCTTATTATCTGGTGGATCTCTTATTTCTATGGGTATCAACTTTTTGATTTCTGGTTTCTTATCATTATTGAAACCACAAAATCAAACAGCTCCGAATGCACCTACAGACACCCCTGTACGTGCTCAAAATGATTCTTTTGGAGCCTTTCAAAACACTACATCAACTGATACTCCAATTCCTTTAATATTCGGGTATACTAGATGCCCATCACATTTAGTATCAGGCAGAATTAAAACTGTACAGCACGATGTTTCCACAACTGTGAGCGTAGCCAATTATGTTTAAAGAATTTTTCCTTATAAATGGTAAGTTTATACCTGTAATTGCCGGCTCCAAAGGTAGTGGAGGTGGTAAGGGTTGCTTTGCTGCCGGAACCCTAATTCAAACAGAAAATGGTTTCAAAAAGATAGAAGATATTAACCCAGGTGACCTAGTAAAGAGTTTCGATTATGAAGGTAATATCAATCTTAATAAAGTAACACATGTTTTTTATCACCCTAACGAAGTTGTGGATCAAATAACACTTTGGAATGGTACAAGATTACTAGTAACTGACAATCACTGGATACTTACTGAGAATAATACTTTTAAAGAAGCACGCCATTTTGAGTTAGAAGAAGCTTTTATAGGTGTAAATAATACAAGATTACCTATTCGAAAGATAGAAAAGTCTCATAGTTTAACTCCTGTTTATAATTTAACAGTAGAAAATGACCACACTTATATCGCTAACGGTGTATTAGTACACAATAAAGGTGGTGGAAAACAAGGCGGAGGAGGAGGTGGAGGAGGTTCTGAAGCCGATGATACTCTATTCTCTACTGACCTTTTATTCGTTCTCTCTGCTATCGGGGAAGGACCAATTTATCGTGTCAATCCAAATGGACCACAAGATATTGAAATCAACGAGGGTCCTATAGATGACTTATTAAACATTGATGGTGACGGACTTATTAATCCTAGCCTTTTCTATTATACCTATACCACAGGTACTCTCAACCAAGCTCCTCTAAAGAACTTTGGGTTTAGTACTATATCTCCTCAGAGTCTAAGTAATCCGGTTCTATTAAAGAATGGTAATCGACCAGGTGTTACAGCCCAGGCTATCAATTATTTATCTACTTCTACAGGAGTTTTATGGGATCAACTTACATTTAAGTTTAGCATTACCTCCTTAGGTTCTATGGATGGTAACGGTAATATTTATGGAAGCTCTTTATCTCTAAAGATTGACTTATATAATAGTACTGGAACAACTCTAATTTCTTCTACACCAGTTAATATTAATGGTAAGGCTTCCAGTGCTTATAAATTTGATGTTGACGTAGTTATTCCTGATAATTTTAAATCTTCCGCTGGATATAAATTCTCTATCCATAAAACAAGCCCTGATAGTACAAATTCTAAAACTCAAGACTCTGTTACTTTCTATGGTTGGGATGAGATACAACACGAAGAAAGAGCTTATCCACGTACTGCCTTAATTGGTTATGTAGTTTCTGCTACCTCTCAGTATAAAGGATCAATACCTACCGTAACAAGTATGGTAAAAGGTCTACTATGCCGTGTACCTTCAAATTATAACCAACCTGTGCTTGCAAACGGTGAAATTGACTGGAGACAGGTAGAAGTTGATGATACTAATAGAACTACTCAAGGTTATCAATTACAATCAGATGGAGACACTGTACTTTATGATGCTAACCCTGTAATTTATAAAGGATTATGGGATGGCAGCTTTATTTATAGCTGGACACAAAATCCTGTTTGGGTAGTTTACGAAATATTAACCAATACTACTTGGGGTCTAGGCATTCCTCAGAATAATATTGACAAGTATAATTTTTACAAAGTTGCTCAATATTGTGATGCAGTAGAATCTAAGACAGGTAAATTTATAGGTGTGTCAGCTACAGCTGATGGAACTTATCGTTATAAGCCAAGAGACCAATATACTAGCGTTAAAGAATTACTACTAGGATTACCTAGTGGATACCCAGTTAAGGAACGCAGATTTGTGTTTGACGCTATTATTTCTTCTAGAAAGCAGGTATTAGATACCATTAACCAAATTACTGCTACTTTCAGAGGTATTCTATTCTATAGTGCCGGCAAATTGACACTTAACGTAGATATGCCGGATGAACTACCTATGTTTATCTTTAACGAAACTAACATAGTCGAAGATAGTATTGTAATCAGTGGCGCTAAGGAAAGTGATATTCCTACTGCTGTTGATGTTGCTTTCATTGATCCGTTGAATCACTACAAACGTGAATTAATTAGAATTTCAGATGATGCACTATTACAAGAGGTAAATCTAGTTGAAAATACTAAACAGATCGACCTAACAGGATGTACTAGAAGATCACAAGCAAATAGATTTGGACAATATATTTTAGCTTCAGGAAAATACCTAAGAAGAAAAATTGATTTCAAAACTTCTTTAGAAGCTATCACTCTAACCGTCGGAGATGTAATTTCCGTAGCGACTAAAGTTACTGGAACCGAATGGGGACATGCTGGCCGTGTATTTACCGACACTGCTGTAGGTAACGCACAAGTATCGCTAGAGCATTTTACTTCTCCAGGTATTTCTGCTTCTGTGTTTACTGCTAATACTAAGCCTTTAGCTTTACGTGTATTACAGCAAAACTCAGATAGAGTAGACTATTATCTAGTTAGCAACACTAATTATTCTTTAAATAACACAGGCAATACTGTATCTGGGTACGATATGGTAAAAGTAAATGTACTTCAAAGATACAACCCAACTACTCGTTCTTTTGATGCCGGTCCTTTTACCTTTGCATCTAACACAGCTCCTTCAAGACTAGATTTATGGACTTTAGGAGAGGTAGATCCAAATAATGTATTTACAGCTCAAAATGATAAACTATTTAAAATCACTGAGCTATCTAGAACAGAAGATCACGAGATTAACATTAAAGCAGTTGAATATATTTCAAATGTTTATGTTGATTCAGAAACTCAAATATCCTATGCTCCTATTCAGTACGTTGATTATTCTAGCGTATTAGTAGCTCCTCCTACACCTTTACTGAACCTTGTTTCACGACCAGTTAGAAATTCTGATGGCAGTATTGTGTACGCAGTTGATATTAACTCAACTACAGACACCACAGGATATCCAAATACAGTTCAAACCTCATTTGAAATTTCTTATCCAGATGAGATAGAAGATATTACAGGCGCATATTAATAAATGACTTCATTAAAACTTAAAACCAGCAATATTGCCTCTTTTTCCAACACAGATTCTGCATATCTAGTTGGTAAGAATGGATTCAATACTGAATTAGGTACCATTCCTGTCTATGTTTCTGCCGTAAGTAAAACCGACTATGATTCAAATATAGTATTTACTGTTAGAGGGTTACATCAGTTATTCGATACTAACACAGGTGTACACATATTAAATAACAATACTTTTGCTAGCCAAAAGCAGATTGTATTTGATGTTTTACTTAATTCTTCTGATACTGAATATGGAGAGGTAGCATATGTAAATCCATTAGTACCTTACTCTAGTAATGTTATCCAATTTTATACTTCTAATAATACTTTAAAAATAGCCAATCCTAGTGTTGGTGGATCTGATTTATATTCTAAGTTGGATTCTGCTCCTTTTTATGCTAAATTATTTCAACCTTTAGCTACTAACAACTATACAGACAAAGCTATGTTTGTTTCCGGTACTACTCTAAACGTAGTTAAAGAATTTAATGTTTTTAGTAATACAGGTTCTTATACAGCTAATGTAGTTTTACAACCAGAAAATAGTAAATTTATTACTGTATATCTAGACGGTATTAAACAATCTTCCAGTATTTTTACTTGGGATAATAGAGCTAATATCACTCTTACTTTAGATAATACTTATACCAGTCTAAAAACAAGAGTTACTAAATATACTGTTCCTACAATTGAAAATGGTGATAATGTATATTTAATATATGCAAATACTTATTCTATTTCTAATGTATCTTATATCCCAACAGATGGTAAGTATAATTCACTATTAACTGCTAACAGCATATATAGAATTTATACTACAGACAATTTAAAAGTAAACGCTACCTCTTTTACAGCTACCAATATGTCTCCTAACCCATACGGAGTCATAGGTAATGTGATTCAAGCTAATAATACTTTTACTCTAGATTATGATGGCGGAGCTTACCCAGGTAACTTTGCCTTAGCTAATAACGCAGTATATAAACTGATCAAAGGTAATAAATATACTCCATTAAATCTACCAGAAGGAAGAACTTTGTACAATGTCCCTTCAGGTACCGTTTCTGTAAGAGCTAGAAATACTAATTCCATTGGACGTAAGAGTGCTTATGCTACTGCTACAGTAATAGTAGAAGATCTACTACTACCTTCTGTAACTAATTTAACTGTTACAGAAAGTTTATATTTGGATACAACTCAGGGAGTAGCAACTCGCGCTACAGTTAAATTTGACCATAACCCAGACTCTGAGATATTGTCTTATGAAGTCAGTTACAAAATAGAAGCTGAAGATTCCGAAAACACAACAAACTTTATCACTGCACAGGTGCCAATAACTGCCGTAGATGCTAGCGGACAGGTAAATTATATTATAAATAATATTGACAGAGGACGTTCTTCTGGTGTAAACTATTTAGTAGTAAGAGTTACTCCAATTAATAATTCTTTAACTGGCGCGACTAAGCAAATAGTACACGTTATTATTGGTAAAACAGCTCCGCCTGCAAATGTCACAAGCTTTAACTATGCTCAAAATAGTAATACTTTGACTTTGTTCTGGACTTTCGCATTAAATTCAGATGGTACACTTCAAGATCTAGACTTGC